AAAAGCCGAGATCGATTCTTACCCTGTTCGGCTTTCAATGCTGGTGTGAGGGACTCTAGAGGAAGGTACAGATGTTCAATTTCCTTATCAGAAAGAGAACAATCAAAGACTGCCTTCACCTCTGGTTCATTATGAAGTTCGACAAAGTAAGAAATCATCCTGTCGATAATACTTAACCATCCTGGTGTATGATAACCCTCATACCTAAGATTGGAAAGACGCTGAGCTCTGATAAAAATATCAGAGGTTTCCGAATAGACCGCTGCAGAACACAATCGGTCAATCGGAAGATAGGGAACATAAAAGCCATTCTCTTCCTTTCTCACATAATGAGAAAGAAAAGAAAGCTGTTCTCTATGCCTCAATTCTTCACTTTCAGTAGTTAGCACAAATCCAAGCTCTTTTGAAGCCCGGATAATGCTAACCGGATTATAAAAATCCTTAGACTTATCATCCACCGAGAACATATCATCATCTCCAAAAAGCTTCATGGAAACACTAGACTCAAAATCATCATAGTACATCTCCCACAACTCCTCATCAAGTTCGGAGTATGAAAGAACTAACCAATCATAAGCTTTCAAAAGATAATGACCTAAAGTATTATCAACAATAGTATTTGGACTACCCGAAGGATTGCCCTGCTCTTTCGAGCAAACTTCACCTAATGGTGTCATGATCAAGCTACCCGTAATCTGACGATAGATGTTTGCAAGTGCTATATTAATGTCGCTATTCTTATTGTTCAAAAAACAATCTCGACGAAAATTAGCAATTGCCCACATCATCTCGTTAAACATACAGGTATCCCAACCACTAGCATCAAGTGAACCACAATTCTCCGGATTGAGCAAATCACTATAAACACAATGAAATCCTCCAGAAAACTTAGACATACCTACACATGAGGAATTTTTAAAAACTGATTCATAAAATCGTTCGTTGAAATCCATACAATATTTCGAAGAAAAAAGATAGAAGAATAAGGAACCAGACATAAAGACTCTCGTCTTACCATCTCGTACCTTTTCTTTCAGTCTTAATTCTTGTTTAGAGCACGCACCCCAATAAGAATTTACGCCACCAGTCTTTAACATTCCCTCTTCAAATTCCTCATACAATTTAAAGAACTTTGCGTCTGACAACGCATCGCCCTTCGTATTATAAAGAACCTTCAGTGCAGGACCTGGAGAGGTGTCAAGCCTAACAGTTTGGAGTATTTCATCCATACCAGTAAGCCTGGCACCTTTACAGAGTCTAAAATGTTTTCGCATCATTTTAACAGCTATATCGAACGCTTTGCGATTAAACTGTTTGGGAGCTGTCTTCCCAAACTTCGCTAAGCCTTTATAAAACGGAATTTGTGACAAATCCGCAGGAGCATAAGTTATATTTGATTCAGGAATGAGAGACGCAAGATCACGATCATAGAACATAGGTTTTGG